TGTAGGATTACCAGAGTTTTGCCAAGTATTATTCTTACCAAAATATACAGCACCATTATCTATATCCATTGCTACCTGTAATATATCTCCAGTAGTCCAACTATTACCATAAGATGAAGTTGTAGCATTAGTTCTTTTACTACCTCCTGCTAAATACATAAAAACTACATCTCCAGTAGCAGCCCATAATGCTTCAGTATCAGCTTCTAGTCCTGCACTTGTACGACATACTCCAACACTATTTGATGTGTTACCTTGTGCCACTATTCTTATTTCCCAATACCATTTACCAGAGGTTGCTCCAAGTGTTCCAGTAACAGCAGGATTAGTGCTAGTTTGTGTACTAGAAAATTGTGTATTTCCTTCTGCAAATGTTTGTGTTTGTTGGTTAACTCTTAAAGGATTCCAAGTAGCAAAATTACCACCATTAGAATCAGAGTTGAAGGTTGGAGAGTCTAACATGCTGTCGTGTGTTGATAAATTTACTGATGTCCAATCATTATTATTACCTGATACATCATTACCTAAAGCTGAAGAATCCGCATAATCTAAATGAAAACCATTTGTACCAAATGTAAGACCAGAAGCATCTTTAGGAATCCAGACTCCGTTTTTAGTAGTTCCAAAAGAATCAGGACCTAAAGCTGTTCCATCAATCATAATAGTTTCTGCTAAGTATGCTTTAAGTGGTGTTTCTCCTAAAGTATTAGATGCACCTCCTATTACATGCTGAACACTATTATTAACAGCAGTATTTCCAGATACACTAGCTGTAGCTCCTGATGCCGCTTCTCCATTTACATATACAGTAGCAGTTCCACTACCTTGTTTCCATACTACATGATACCATCCTGAAATATCTCTATATACACCATTTGAAAAGAAAAAATTAGCTTCAGCAGAAGAAGAAAATAATTGACCAATATAATAATTTAAACGATAAAAACCATCTTGATTTCCACTTGAACCTGCATTTAAAATACCGCCCGGTTGGTCAGCATTGCTAGAAGTTCCAATCTGAGTTAATTTAAGCCATGTAGAAAATGTCCATGTAGCTCTATTACCTGCACCACTAGGAGTACGTTTTAAATATCCAGAATCTCCTAGCCTAACACTCTTAGCTATTTGATGGTCATAGAAAGCACTACCACCTCCACCACCTGATACTACTCCTGATGCTCCTGCTCTTGGGCTAGTTTCTTGTAATTGACTCATAATTTTCTCCTATGCAGGTGTTTTAACATCTTTGCTTAATACTAATTGTATAGATGTAGTAGTTCTTATAATATAATCTATTCTATCCACAGCATTAGCTCCTGTAGATAAAACTCCTGCTGTTCCTCCTGCAAAATCATAAGAAGAGCCATATGCAAGGGTTCTACCTCCTGTGCCATCTTGTACTATAAAGATGCTTCCACTTTGTCCTACTACTGCATTAGTTGGATTAGCTAGGGTGTATGCACCACTATTATTTGCCGCTAAAACTCCATTTCCTGCCGCATCTGATAATATGAAATGATTATTTAATGATATATCTGGAGTAATAGTACCATTTGACGCACTATTTACAGTAGTTATACTTGCTCTTTGAGCCTTACTAAAGGTTTGAGCAGTTGATATTTTAGCAAGGTCTGTAATATTACTTCCTTGCGTAAATGAAGCTAAATTAATCCAATTATTATTTGCGGCATTTCTCATTTTTAAAATATTATCGCCTGTGTCATAATACCACATATAAGCATAAACTGTTGATGGGTCTGAGCCACTACTATTGTTTGAAACTATTGCCGCTAATGCTCCATTGATGTCTGCTCTAACAGTAGCACCATCTCCATTTGCGATTACATAATCATGTGTTGCCATTATATTCTCCTATATCGTTGCATTTGTAACGGATAAAGCACTAACTTGAATGTTGTATGCTGTATCTTCTGTAGATAATTCTGCTTTAAATTTAAACCCTCTTGCAAATGCTTCATTAGATTGCAATAGTTTATAAGGCGACCAAGTAGCACTTCCACTCGCAGGGTCATCATTCGTACTTGCATAATAAGTTTCAACATTGCAAACTGCCGCATCTCCTGTACCATCAAAGTCAGCCCATGTATCAATATTAGCCGCTCTTGAATCAACTTTATCTAATATATTGACAATAGCTGAAGTTACTGATGCTTGCAAACGTATTCTTGTAGGACTACTTTTGTCTAATTTAGTTGCAAATTCATATGTTCCTGTTGTATTTACATTTCCTAAGAAATCAAAATCTGCAATTAAGTCAAAATTTGCAACATCATCTAAGTCTACTGAAGAGGTTAATTGCAATTTATTACTAGAAACCATAGTTCTAGTTTTAGTTCCTGCAAAACCAGGACTTTCAGTAATAGTTGCGGCATTTGTGTAAGCTAAGATAGTTTCATTTTCAGATACTACTCCCACAGCAGTTGGTGAATAATTACCACTACTATCAAAGAATTTAGCTAAATAAGTTCCTGCTCTTAAAGGTAATGTTTTATTTGTTGCTGAGCCTGCTACTCTACCATCTACTAAAATAGATGTAATCCATGTAGCACTACTTGTTGCAGGAGTCCATCTAATCTCTACACCACCACCAATAGTAACATCTAAGTCTGTTGACTTATCCCAAGCTAAAACTCCTAGCCCTCCTCCTGTTATCAAAGTAAAGTTTGTTACATTTGCAGGAGCGGCAGAAAGACCAGATAAAGAAAAAACTGTTGTAACATATTCAGAAACTTTACCTAATATATTTTTTGCTCTCACTCGAATATTATAAACTCCAGCAGGCAAATCTAATACTTCTGCTTCTGTTGCTACAGTATTTCCTGCTGATATAAAAACTGAGTCTGTAGATAGTTTATATTCTACTTGATACATATCAACTTGACTATCATTAGCGGCAACCCAAGTAATTTTCATTCTTGATGCTACTCTTGCATTATCTCTAGTTGTAAATAAATTTTCAGATACTTGTAAATTACTCGGCGATAATACAACAAAAGCACTTGGCAAATTAGTATTAGGTGCATCTGCCATTGCTTGTTGCTCTGTAGTAGACCAAGAATAACTACTTGCCGCATATTCTGTTAAACCCATATTTACTAGCAATCCATTAGGAGTAGTAGCAAAACCCCATGAAGTAACTCTAAATTCTTTATTAGACCAACCATATCGAGTGTTACTCACTTTAATAATATCGTTTATATCTGCTATAAAACAAGTGCATTTAAACACACCTTGAATATGAACTGGTTGTCTTGCCGCATATAATTGTATTTTTGCAATTCTTTGAGCCATTGAAGATGATGTGGTAAAAGGTAAACTATAATCTCTATATATTGTTGCTCCATTATCTTCTGCTATAAAACTAGCTACTTCTAAAGCAGGATAATCTGTTTCTTCCCAATCGGACTCTTCTGATATAAATGTTCCTTTAATTGCATTAAAAGTATCTCTACGGCTTAATCTCGATTGAACAGTTAGCTCTCCTACTATATCACTTTCATCAATAGATAAAACTGAAGTTCCTGTGCTTGCGGCAAATACTTTATATAAACCATTACTATATGACAAAACTCCTGACATAGAAGTTAATATTTCATTAAGTATTTCTCTTGGTTTTGATTCTGTACTTATCATTCCATTAGCTTCATATCTATTTTCTGTACCACCACCTGATAAAGATTGTGATTCATCACAGATATTTGCGGCAGTTACTACAGTATTATTATCAATTTTACCTGCTGGAACTTTTAAACCTAAATCACTTGTAAGATAATCTCTTATTATCATAGCAGGATTAGATGAAAATGCTGTTTGACTTGTTCTCGTGTCTAATATTTTTTTACCTTTAATAACTGCTTTAACATTGGGAACACCTTGATACAAGTTAGGGTCAAATCTAAATCTAAAATAAATATATGCCATACCAGATAAAGTATGTGCTGAAGTCCACTTGCCATCACTCTCACTTATTAAATCTGGATTTGCACCTTGTGTATTAGTACCTAAAGCTGTTTGTATTCTTAAATAAGGATTACCATCTTTATAATACTCACTACTAGATGCTTGTGTTATATTACCACTACTATCAAGCATAGAAGGTGTAATTATATTTCCATTTACATAAAACTCTTTAAATTCTGTTATTTCATGTGAGGCTACTACTACAACCATATGTAGATAAGTATTAATAGCTGAATCTCCTGCATTTCCGTTACCTGCTGTAGTTTCTAAAAATACTATTGGTCCACCTACTTGAATTTCTCCATATACAACTTTTCTAGCTGTTATTGCTTGTCTAAAACTTTGTTTTCTATCTTGAGCAGTAACAGAAAAATTAGGAGCATCTGGTTTTTTAGGTTTAGGTGCTAACATCATAGAAGCAAAAGATAGGACTACTGATATAATCATGCCCGGAAGGCCACCTTGTATATAACCTGTAACTGCGGCTACAACAATATTAACTATATCACCCATTACCCAACCTTCCAAGCAAATTGACAATCTGTTCTAGGCAAATCTAAATATCCTTTATTAGTTACAAATCTAGCATCATCTCCTGTTAATATACCTACAGTTAGATTAGTTTCATTGCTAGTATTACCTAAATAATTTATTTTTAAAGTTGCAACAACATCACCTCTTTGTGCAAAATTAATATGTACTCTGGGAAAATGATAATCCCAAAAATTTATTATATAATTATTTAAAGTATCTTTTACTTTATAAGGAATATTATATTTTTTAAAATATATCAGAATAGACTTATAACCACCTAAAGCATTTTTCCATTGTTTTAAGTGTTGTAAACCAAAATCTTTATTTGTATATTTAGAAACAACATCAGCACTATAGCAAACACAATCAGATACTCCCCATACAAATGTTCTTGGTTTATCTAACTCTTCAAAAAGTGTTATTTGCCAATCTTCTAGCTTGTGCGTACTTCGTTGCCCCATAATATTTCATCATCCTGTAAAGAAGCTACATATTCTAAACCTTTATCATTAGGAAAATCTATAGCTTGGTCTTGTGGTGTATATCTTTTTATTTTTGGATTTTCTAATGTTATTAATTCACTTTCACAATTAACAGTAACAGTTGATGTATCACCTTTATCTTTTAATGTCATAACATCCATAAATCCAGAAAAAACAATATATGGGTCTGAAACTATAATACTAGGATTGTTAAATAACTCTCCTCCCATTCCTGTATGATTTGTGCAGTAATAATATAAGTAAGAAGGAAAAGTTGCAGGTGCTACCCAAGTTGCTGTTGCTCCTGCTGTTCCTGAAGTTCCTGATTCTGTCCAAGATGCTGTAGTATATTGAGAACCTCCTCCTCCTGTTCCATCAACTGTTGTAGATAATCTAAATTGATGTCCTGAATTACTAGAATCACTAACATCAAATATATATTTATTACCTGCATAAATATCTAAATCTGGTGTTAATAAATTCTCAATGTAATATTTACCTCCACTTGCAGTAACCTTAAAAGTTGTAGCAATTTCTGGTTCTGGGACCATAAAAGCTGTTTTAACTTTTATAGGTCTACCATTATAGGCTTCTGCTAAAGCTATTGATACAATTGAGGAACTCATGCCTGATAAAGTAACAGAGAAACCATTTGCTCTCATCTCTAAACTTTCAGCACTTTGGTCAATATTCATTAATGTTCCTGCACCTGTATATGTAATTCCACCTACTGATATATCTCCATAACCAGTCCATAGGTTAACATCTCCACTATCAAATTCTGCTTCTACTAATACTGCTGAACGCAAAGTGTCGGCTCTTGCATAAGCTCTAAATGCCGCAGTTGTTGTTCTATTAGCCATTATAAAACTTCCCTAACAGCAAAAGTTATTCCGTAAGTAGATACTGCATTTGTATTCCAGTTAGTTTCATTAGCTGATAATCTAAAAACACCTTTTGTATCTGCTACAGTTATTGCTAAATTATTTGCAGGACTTTCTCTTAATGCAGGTTCAATAGATAAAGTAAAGTTTCCTGAACCATCTGAATTAGAATCTGCTGTTACCATATGTAATCTTGATGCTGTACCTGTTCCTAATTGTATGTAATCACCTGCTTTTAAATACCCTGTTTTACTATTAGGAGCACCATCACATACTAAAGTATTACCTGTTTGACTTGCTCCATTGACTAATGGTGTTCCTGCACTTGTTCCTGCTGTTCCTAAAGCAACTCTAGCATCCCAATCTCCCAAGAACATACTGCCATACTGTCCTCTAAGGCTAACTAAAAAAGCTACAAAAGCTCTAGCATTAGCAGTACGCATAGGAGGCATAGTAACCTCGCACTCCCACCATTCCCCTGTATATTGGTACACTTGTTGCTCTCCTGTAAATACACTCTGGGAGCTTCCTATAATTCTTTTTATTCTCCAAGATGTGCCACTAGGTGCAATAGTTGCAGGAATAGTTACTGGATATGTTGTCATGAGAACGTATCAGCCATTTGACCACCCCTTTTTTTAGCATCCATAACAGCACTAACAGATTCTTGTTTAATTTGTGGTAATAAAGAAATCATCTCTGCTCTTACTGTTTGTGATACTCCTGTTTCTATATTAATTGTTTGATTAACTGTTGCTCCACCACCACCTGAGTTTTTAAGGCTTCTGTTTGTGAATATTCCACCTGATGTATTAGGCACAAACATTTCTGGTCCTTTATCTCCTACTATGTAAGGTTGATTAGCTGTTACTGAACCACCATTACCCATTATTGGCGCTCCTCCTCCTCCTCCACTTCCTCCAAATAATGAAGTTCCTATAGAAAGTATTTTTCCGAAATCAAAACCTCCTCCACCACTACCGCCTACACTCCCCATAGCTTTAGTAATAGCTTGTTGTGCTTGTAGTTTAAGTAGGTCGGAAATAATATCTCTTACAATGCTTTTAAGACCATCTCTAAAGCCTTTCCAACCATCCGTCATCCCTGCTAAAGCATTTGCTGTGCTATCAGATAAAAATTCTGTTACCCTGTTAAGACCTTCTAAAGCAATCTTACCTTCTTCTGTAGATTCAAATAATGCTAGTTTTAATCTGCCTAAAGCCAGAGAGTAGTCATCTTGATTAATTACACCCATTTGTAGAGCTAAATCTAAATTGACTAAGGCATCATTATATTCTTCCTCTGCCTTAGATAATATTTTTAAATCTTGTAGTGTTTCTTTTATTACTTTATCTCTTTCTTCCATTGCTTTTCTAGTTGCAGTTATTCTTTCATCATCTCCTGTAACCTCATCAAACATACCCCCTGCACCACCTGACTTTACTTTAGCTCTTTGTATTATTTCTTCTATACTGCTTCGTGTTGGCATAGGTATAGGAACAGTTACTTGTAATGCACCATCACCATCACCATCACCATCACCATCTTCTTCCGTTTTTTTTGGTAATGCTTTTCCTGCTAGTCCAAAAAATTCTCTAATTTTTGATATAGCTACTTTTATTTTTTCAATAATTATATCAAATCCTCCTGTAACTTCAGCTAATGCTAATAATAATAAACTTACACCTCCGATTAATGGATTTTTATTAAAAGCAAAATTTAATAGCTTCATTGCTCCTGTGGCAATAACTATATTTTTAGCTAAAGCAACAAAAGCTATACCAATATTTGCAATTATTAAAGTTAATTTCATTCCTATAAAAATTCCTATAGTAACAACTACTAATTTAAAATTATTATTTACAAAAACTAAAGCATCACTTAAAGATTTAGTTGCTGAAACTAAACCTTGAGATATTTTTCTAGCTAATTCATCTACAGAATCAGCATTAACTGCTAGTGATTTATCTAAATCACTAAATTGTGTTTTTAATTCTTGAAAAAAACCTTCATCATTAATTGCTCTTTGAAAATTAAATACTTTATCACCTAACATTGATAAAGTTCCACCAAAAGTTGTAGCTAACCTATCTGCCGCTTGTGCGAATCTTCCATTTCCTGAAAAAACTCTTTCAAAAGCTTTTATTGTTTCTTCAATGCTAACTTCCGCTCCTACTTGGAATCCAAGCATTTCTCTAACACCACGTTCTTTAAATAGCTCTGCTGAGGCAATTCCTGCACTAAAAGACCTTTGTATCTGTAAAGAAGTTGTAGCAAAATCTAAACCAGAAGAAGCGGCTACATTACCTGTGATTTCAAGAATTTTGCCTAGTTCTTCAGCATCTTTTGTTACTACTGCTAAAGCTCCTGCACCTCGTTGTATTTCACCTAAACTAAATGGAACTTTAGATGCAAAATTTGCCATTACCTCAAAGGCTTTACTACCTTCTTCTACACTTCCAAAAAGAAGCTCTAGTCTTATTTTTAAAGATTCTATAGACATTCCTGTCTTAATTATACTTCTTATTCCTGCTCCAACACCAAGTCCTATTAATGCTCCTTTTAAACTAAATATACCTGCTGTTGCACCACTAACCGAAGTTCTAAGTCTAGCAAAACTCGCTCTCATTTTATTTGTTGTGTTTTTAGTAGCTGTTTCTGAAGACTTTAATTTAGCCCTCAAGTCTTTCATATCAGCTTCTATGCGTACTATGAGTTTATCTACAGTTGCCATTAGTCTGGATATACCTCCATAATTTCTTTAAGGTCGTCTTGTTGCATAGGAGCTTCTTTGCCACCATTAAATTCTTGGAAACCTTCTATGGCTAAATTTAATTCTATTAAACTCATATCCCAAAACTCCTTTGGCGGTATATGAAGCATTCCAATTCCGATTTGTATGTATCGTTGCCAGTCTAATCGGTCTGATTTGACACCGCTTCTACGTTTTTTTCAGAATCTTCTTCTTCATCTTTGTTGCCACCTGTAATAGCATTAGCAAGAATTTCTCCTGTTACTTTTATGCCATCAGTTAAACCTGATTCAAATACTAACTCACCTATTTCTTTTTGTGTCATGTTATTACCACCTGCTCTAATAGCTATTGATAATACTGTTACACAATCCGTAATAGAAAGATTACTATTCATAAGTTCTGTTGCTAACTTTAGAATAGGTCTTCCTGTTGCTTGCTCAATCCTCATAATACCATCTAGTGTTAATCTAGTGTTGTATTCAGTATTATTTAGACTTACCTTTAGTTCTCCTCGAAATTTGTTCGTCATTATTATCTGCTCCTAATGTTAAAGTTTCACCTCTATCACCATCATTGATAATAGTTTTTATAATGAAATCTTTATTATTAGATGTAACTGTTGAACCAACTTCAATTCCTTCAATATAAGGTATTGTAATTATAACAGTATCGTTGGACTTATTCATTTGTCCTTCTACAGTTTCACCTGAAACAACGATTTCACTTTTAATCCATGCCATGTTCTATGCTCCTAAATTATACAGTTGCAAAAGTAATAGCACCAGAACTTTCAAATGAGAAAGAATAGGTTACTTCACCATTATACTCACCTGCATATTCTAATGATGTTAATTGGAACTTTCCTGTGTAAGTTCCAAAATCTGGGATTAAGAATTGATAGTTAGTAAATACCGCTTGATTCATATCTCCTTGAAGTGTAGCTTCTGAAGCAGAATCAGTAAAAACTCCTGAACCACTTACACTCATTGACATTATACCACCATTAGCTAATAAAGTTCTAGCTGTACCACTATCTTTGTTTGTTATATCAACAGTTTCATCATTAATAGATATACTTGTTGACCTCATTCCTCCTATAGTAGTGAAAACTTCTGGTGAAGCCGCATTACCTAGTTTCATTAAGAGGGACCTACCTTTTTGTGCCGCCATTTCGTATACTCCTTGTTATTGGTCAGTTATAAATGCTCTAAAACGCATTATGCCATGCCTCGTTACACCATCTCCGTCTATAACTTGCGTTGTAAACTCACACCTCAAGTCTATCAGATTAGCTCCCGAAACGCTAAGAGAATATTCATGTAATAATAAATAAACCCTACTCATTATATCTTTTATCTGTTTCATGCCTTGATATGCACTCCAAACATCAACAGTAAAAATATAATCTCTTGCATCTAATGTTTTACTTCCATCATCTACAGATGTGCCTTCGCCTATAACTACACAAGGCAAAACTGTATCTTCTGGAACAGCATCAAACACTCCTGTTACTAAATCACCTAAAGCTGAATCCCCATTTAAGCGAGAATACAAAGCAGTCTGTAATGCAAATGCGTGTAGAGCCATTAGATTAAAACCTTTGCTATATCGTCATCTTTTCCAATAATTCTGCCGACTATATCGTCATGAATCCATGTATCATCTAATGGAGTAGCAACTGCAATAATATCTTTGCTATTGTTATCGCTTGAACCCACTACATAATCTCCAATTTTAAATTCATTACTATACATCTTTAACTCGTAAATTCCTGTAGTTTTTACTTCTACAGGAGTTACAGAATCATCTACAATAACAAAAACTTTGGCTTTATCTATAGTATCTGATAAATCTCCATTCATATCGAATGCCATTAATCTCATCATTGTTATTTCTTTTCGCCTTTTATAAAGCCTATTGCACCACAAGCTCCACATCCTAACATTGCTATTGTCTGTAAAAGGTCATTTGGTATAATAACACCCCCCATTGCTAACACTCCACTTAGTGCCGCATAAGATGATGGTTCTTTAAATCTTTCTATTATTTTCTCCATATTCTTCTCCTCCTTATTTTAAGCCATTTTTAATAGCTTTTGTTAATTGTTGTTCGTACTTTTTTCTTGATTCTTCAGCGGCAGGTTGCATAAAAGGTCTTGCCGCCATTTTAAAAGTACCATACTCTAATGCCTCACTATAATCAGCATTACTAATAATGTCAGCACCTAATTGGTCGCCATCTATTTTTACTACAATTTGTGATGCTAAAAATCCTGTATCGCCTGCAGGAGGGTCGCCTGCTTTAGATACATTTATAGTTCTTTTTGGGTCATATCTTGTTGTTTGACCACCTGACCTAGAATTTTGCAGAATAGATTGGACAGCTATGTTTCTTATATTATTAGCTATAGAATTTACAACTCTTTTAACATTACTTTGTGTAGCACTTGATTGCTTTCTTATTCTATTATCAAATCCACTTTGATTCATTACTTTTAATTTAAAGCCTGCCATTATAAATCTGCATCTCCTCCCTCTGTGCAACGGAACAACAACCATCTATCTCTTTCTTCTAAAGTATATACATATTTAACTGAGAGCAGTCGTGTTGTTCCGAAGTCATTCCAAGAGATACGCATTTGACCACCATTAGCTTTAAAGTTTATATTGCTATAATACCTAGTGTATACATCATGGGTTAATGTATGGTCTATTCTTCCTGCTTTATAAGCATTATCTCCATTGGTAGGCTTAACACTTGCAAATAAAGTTCTAGTAGTACCCCAAGAAGAAGTGTATCCTCCTCCTGCGTCTGTTGACCTGCTTCTGCTTTGCAGTATTACTGAGAATTGTAAATCACCTATTGCGACTGATTGTTTAGCCATTAACTAAATCCTATGCCGAACCTTGTAACTTTATAGGGTCTTAATAGTGAACTTATTAACCCAGATACATTAGATGTACTTTCACCTTTTAATATAGGTTCTGGATTCTCAAAATAATTAACTGCCATAACAGTTATTGCTTGTTTAATAGGTGTAGGTACTGTAGATGCCGCTGTACCATAGCCTGCTTCATAAGTAACTTCTATAGCATTAGCTACTCTTAATAAGTTATCCCAAGTTTGCCCTGTTCTAAGTATAATTCTTGGTATTGGAGATTGACTGTCTACATAATAAGTTGATGCCGCTACTGTTGTTGCATTATTACTATCATCAAAAGTTTTTACATGAGTAACAGAAATTAAAGGAGGTCTAGGCAAATAAATTGCATTTCCTATTCTGTTCATGTATGGACCAACTGTTATTCCCTCAGTATAAGGCAGAGAATCATCTGCTGAACCATAACCATATGGATAAGCATCTAAACCTAATTTTAAAGTTTCTTTAGTTAGTGTTCTTTGCAACATCTCCATAACTACTTTGGTTGCAACATCTCTACAAGTGCCTATAAGTGTATTATGTGTGCTATCACTATCTGGAATCCTTAATGCTGACTTTACTTCATTAGTAGAAACAACGTCAGTTGTATAAGAAGTTGTAGTAGTTAATCCTGACATTTTGTTATCCTGTAAATTATTTTATATCAATATTATTTTTTGTTAGTAGGCTTAATAACTTTTTTTTCTATAGGTTTTACTATTTTAATTTCTTTTACTGGAGCTTCTTTTAACTCTTCTGCATAATCCATAGAAATCCAAGCAATAGCTATATCTTTTGACCATTCTTCATTCATGTCATATGTTTTACCCTCATCATAACTCATAGTTACATTACCAAGAGCAGAATTTGCACCATCTACAGTTTTTTTCATTTTAATTTTCATAATAAATACTTTCTTTAAAAATAAGGGGGAGTATAAATTATCTCCCCCTTAAAGTTATGGTTTAGTGTCCAGTTGGAGTTCCATCATCTGAACCTGATTCTGGTAGATGAATTTTTTGAGTAATAGCATTAATTGCCATTGGACAACCTGCACTACTGTGATTTCCTATTGCTGTAATTTGCACTTTTAGAAATCCTAATCCACCTGCATAGCCAATTTGATAATTGCTATCATCTTCTCCATCTGCATTAACCAAAGCAAACGTACCGCTAGCATCTGTTGTGCCATAAGTAACGTCTGAGTTGGCTACAGCAGTATAAGTACCACTTGTTGTTGCACATTCCATTAGTTGGAATGAAAACGCAAGGTTTGTCGCTAAACTTCCTGCTGAACTACCCAAGCATACTTCAATCATAGCACCATTAGTTGTTGCTATACTATGAGCTGAAGTTAATACTGCATTTGCATTTTGCACATTAACTTGAGGTTTATACATTTGGAAACTTCGTATATTATTTGCTAAATCTTTTGAAGACATGTTAATTTCCTTTCATTTAAAATTATGCTGATACTTTTTGCTTACGAATAGCTTCAGCTAAAACAACCTGTCCACCTACACGTTTACGAGCTATATATCTTATAGAGCCTGTACTTGCTTGAGTGTATGGGTCACGCAAAATTGCTAATGAGATTCTATCTACGATAGTGTAAGCTCTTCTCATATCACCAAATACGATTGGAAAAGCACCTGCGCCTACATTTGGCATAGCACTTGCTTCAATGTATGGTTGTCCAAGAATAGTATTTGGAACACCAGTTTGTAGTGAGAAACCTGCTTGGAAAACATAAGAACCACCTGCGCCAGTATTTAACTGTCTGATTGAACTTAATGTTGACCTGTTAAAAACAAAAGTTCCGTTTCTAGCATAATCAGATTTAACAGCACCATATAGGTTTAATAAACCATTTATAGACAATATAGCACCTTCACCTGTGTTAGTTTCTGCAACACCTGTGTTTACCATAAAACCTTCTGGTTGACCTGCCGCAGTTCCGTTAACAAAAGAAGTTCCTTCTGCTACAGCAAACTGTTCAGCAAACTCTTCACTTAACATTGCTTGCATATCAAAGACTGGGTCTTCAACATCTTGCTCTGAAATGTCTACAAGTGCATACAATTCGTGAGCCGCAATTTCTTCAAGACCAAAAGTTAAACCAGTTGTTTCGCTTCTAGTTCCTACTTCAGCACTCCATTGAGCTGTAAATACACCTGTTCTTGATGGTATTTGAACACTACGATTTGTTGTGCTTCTTACTCTTGCAATAGTACGGATAGGTGAAAATTCAGTAACTTTTTTAATTAACTCTCTTACATACTCAGGTGGAGCTAAGTAGCCACCAGTTGTATCATTAGAAACTGTTAATACTTTAAGTTCCATTTCATCTAAGGACTCTTTGCCTTTTCTTAGAAGTTTTTCAAATGCATTACCTTTAGCATCAATATCTTCTGTAGTTAAACCTGAATCTGGTCTTTTCATTGCAGTTTCAAGTTGTTTTACTTTGTCTGCTACTTCTTTTTGCTCATAAAAGTTTTTAGTAGCTTTTTGGTTTAAATCTTCATATTTGTCTAGAGTTTCTTCAATTCTAGCTAATTTATCTAGAGTTAAAGGGTCTGCTTGACCTTTAGACTCAATTTCAGCTATTTTTTTGTCATTAGTTTCTTTGAATGCATCAAATGCTTTACCAATGCCTTCAACAGCTTCTTTGAGTTCGTCTTTAGAAATGATATTATCACTCATATCTATTCTCCTCATTAAGATTGAAATTTATTAATTAACTCTTGAATAGAGCTAACTAACGGCTTGTTATCTTCATCATCAACATCCCATTGATTATTCAGACTAGAATTGACTGCTTTAGCGGCAATCTTCGCTTCTGACCGAGATAAATCACCTTCCTCTCGAAGGAACTTCTCCCAATCTCTTATAGTTCTGTCAATGCCCTTTACTGCTTGAATCGTAGCTTTTGGATTCATTGGGAATGTAACAAGACTAATCTCCATTAGGTCTACTTCTTTTAGATGCCTTTTTCTTCTTCTATCATCATAGTATTGCTTTGCAGGGTCAGCTTTATAACCGATAGATAAACCATCAATAGCTCCCATTTTAAGCAATTCATAAGCATCTCTTCCACCCTGTGTACCTAGTGCAAGTCGACCTGAAACTTTTAAACCATCTCCATCTTCAGAGATTCTATCATATACACCTATTGGCATATCTGTTTTATGTTGCCATAGCATCTTTACTTGTTTAGCTTTTCTTTTTCTTAAACTTTTAACAAAAGCTCCTTCTTCAACAACATCTCCACCTAAATCTTTATTGCCAAAAATTGAAGCATAACCTATAAAACTACCATCTTCTGAATCGGCTTTTATAGTTAATTCTGCTGATACTTCTAATAATTTTTGTTCCATATCAGATTCATTGCTTTTAATAGGTGATTCCATATCATCATCTTCAAACATATTAGACATCCTTACATAATATTTATTGATTACATTAGTTATTTTAGAGCGGTCTGCATCTGGCAAATCGACTCCTCCTCTTGAGCCAGATAAAACTCCTGCTACTGCAAAAATTGCTCTGGGTATTGCTACTAATTTTCCATCTATAACTTCTGCTATAGGTAATTTATAACCACTAAAGTTATCTTCGTCATCTGGGTCATAATATAAAAATGCCCTCTTATATCTTGCTGAAGGTTTTTCTTTGCTATCTGTAAATGCTCTAACACTAGCTATAGCTGTATCAGAATCCCACTTTCTATCTCTGTCGTCTAAGATAGGCAGTAAAGTTGTTGAGGTAGCTTTTTCTAGGTTATCCATATTAAATCCCACTTTTGATACCATTTGACATCTTTAAACCCATGTGGGTAAAATTAAGTTATCAGATTTAATTTTTAAATGCAACATATTGTCTTATCCTTGTTAATTAATCTACATTTAGTAATATTAAAATACAACACCTTCATCATTCAATAAAGGGTCTGGTTTAATAGACTCCCTTTCTACAATAGCATTCCATATAGCATCTACTGGATAAGCACCCCATGTTCCTGATGTTACATTTGGGTACTCCCCAAACATATCAAAATATAATTTTCCCAAGTCATCAGTTGTTTTAATTTGGTCTATTCTTTTTTCTATCTCTTTATCAGTTATCTTTAGCAAGCTCTAACATCCTTTTTTTAAAAACAGTTGATACGTTAGGAAAATATTTATCAATATAAGCTAATGCTTCTTTATTATTTTGTAATGCAAATAAATTAGCATATGTTTCTTTGTATATCATTCCAGACTTTTTATAATAGTTTACTCCATGTCCCCATGCACTAAAGTTATCTTGAAATCTACCTGCTGACATAGCATCAATTATATCTGATACTAATTCATAACCTTCTTTTTGAACTTTATTTGTTGCATTTAATACTGTAAGTTCTCTTCCTGTTTTAGGACTAATACTTTTAATTCTTTCTGTAATATACAATTCTTGCCTAAAACTTATTAATTTACTTGGAGGTAATTCATTAAGATTAGCTCTATCTAATTTAAAAGCATCCTTAAATGCTTTATCAGACTCACTCCATGCTTTAAGTACATTACTACTATTTGATGTAGTATAATCTATGTGATGACCATATTCATGTTCTAATGTTTGTTTTTCTAAATTTGCTACTAGCTTGTTATCTGTTTCTTTGGTTCTTTGGTTGAGATATTTACCATAGTATCCTTTTGGCTCAGCAGTAGTTCCTTCTGTAGTAATCCTTTTTGGTAAAGGAACATTATTATAAACTTTTTCCGTAACAGGTGTTAAAGCATCACGAAGTTTTTTATCATACATTTTTACAATTTCTGCTTGTGATTTGCCTCTAAGAGGACCAGTCTTCATTGGTATAGATATTATAGAACCTAAAGAACGTAGTCTTAAAGGAGAATTAATAGCTCTTGGTGCAGGATTAGGTAGAGGTAAAGGTGCTATAGGTGGATTACTATTATCAAATACATCATCATCTGGCTCTATGTATATAACAGCACACCTACAATTAATAACATTTGCCGCACCGCCATTAGGGTCGCCTGTGTACTCCATAGGTCTACCACCTACTATAAATGGTGAATCTATATTAACAATCTGTCCATTGGCTATCCTATGTGCTTCTCTTGTTCTATCATCATTAATAGCAATCCATTGTTTTTGCATGGCAGGTTGTGTTTTAGCATACTGCATACCTACTTGGTGATTAGCAAATGATGCGGCACTATGTGTTTCTGTTCTAGCTATAGTTGCGGCTCTTGCCCTTGAAAACTTTGGGCTGTATCTTTCTCTTATATTTTTTGCTATTTGTGGTAGAGGCAAACCATCTTTTTGTCCATTGAATATAACTCTTCTTAATTGTTTTCTGCTAGTGTCATCAATGTCAGATATATGGTTAGCTCCTATCCTCATAGTAAACTTTTCTAATAACTCTTGATAAAAACCATTATAAAGTTCTTTTCTAAGTATATAGTCTTGCGACCTATCACCAAATGTTTTTATAACATCATACCAATGTGGCTCTAATATCCTTGCAACTTTAGGTCTTGTTTCTGCCATATAAACATCAAAGCCCATAGTGCCGTTTTGCTCTAAGGCTTTTGATGCTCCAATAGATAAACTACTGAAATAATTAATCATTTTTCTGGATAAACTTCTTTCAAAGCCAATTCTTATTCTATCTTGNGTTTGAGCTTCTTTCCTAGCATCAATTCTTTTTCTTGTTCTCTTGTATGCTAACTGCATTAGTCTTTAGACCTCATAGGATGTCCCTCTGGTAATAAATCAGTATCAAACCTTCCCCCTCTAAATCTTCCTGCTCTTACTGCATATAAAAAAGCATTTACTCTAGCAAAAGCCCATTGGTCTGGACCAGTTACATTTGGTCTTACACTAGATGGATTATTTCTGTAAGCTCCAACCCCTCTTACAAAAACTTTCTCTAACATTCCTAGAGTTACTTTCTTTCCTTTTTTA